GAGAAGAAATTCTATCAGAAGGTAATACCCTTCAACAACGAGTAAATAAACACGTTACTCATGGTGTTAGTATTGGTGCAGTTTCACCAGAAAGAAGTGAACATTCACCAGAACAAAAGAAAAAAGGTCATGCAGAGATCAAAAAAGATTTAGAATCTGCAAGAAAATCAGGTCATATTGGTGGTTGGTCTGGCCCACATAAAGGGCAATATAAGTATGCTGAAGGCGAACATGATGTTGCAAATGAAGGTTCTTATATTGTACACGCATCGGGAAATACTGCTGACCATCATAAAAAGATGGTATCTGCATTGAGTAAGATCGGTAATAAACATGGACAAGAATCTGTTTTATCTGTTGGTGGTAAAAGTAAATCTGCTAAATGGCATCATTTATCTTCATCACCTAAATCCGGTGAGACAGAATCACAAGGTAAATTGAAATACAACAAACCGTTAGAAACTGGCGGTGGTCGTACTAAATTAAAAGGTAGTTCCCAGTCATTTACGTCAGAATAACAGATTATCTGAGTTGGGATAACATAATTCGTTGATGTTGACAAAATAGGTCACTCTGGACGGGAGTTCGAATCTCCCCACCTCCACCAAAAGCACATTGGTTACTATCTGTGTCCAAGAAGATAGTGTAATACGTAGTGACACACATCCAGTGTGTTTCTGATGGGGGTGTATTTGGTTTCGACAGGGGATAGTAAAAGTCAGCGGAGAATCGGCAAGTATCGGAAGCCGTTAGGATCGGGAGTTCTCGGTCGTAGAAGATAAATAAAGTAAACGCAGCTAATGACGCTGATTATGGAGTTTATGCTCTAGCAGCATAATCCATTGGGGTTTTGCCAACTGTCCTTATTAACCAATCAGTTGGCTCTATTTCAACAACCATAGGTATCTTAAAGAATTATAATGAGAAAGTGATTCAAACGGGAACTTACGACTCCCACCGTTAAACACTCCAAAATAAAAACGAAAAAGTCAAATCGTAACTGGAGACCAAATACCGGATTCGTCTGGTATGTAATCATAAAGGAGGAAATGATGTATTCATTTACACATCTAAAAACTATATTACTGTCAGTATTTTTAACGACAGTTACTTTTAATGCAGAAGCTCAGATTGGTAATGCTTCGTGGTATGGTCCTGGTTTCAATGGACATAAAACGGCATCAGGTGAAAGGTTTAATGTTCGTGCAATGACAGCCGCACATAAAACACTTAAACTTGGAACGCGAGTTAAAGTTACCAATTTACACAATAACAAGACAGTTATTGTTGTTATTAATGATAGAGGTCCGTTTGTTCGTGGTAGAATCATAGACTTATCACAAGCAGCAAAAACTAAATTATCAATGAATGGTACAGCTAAGGTAAAATTAGAAATCATTGATTGACAATTTTCAAATAATGTGGTATAATATGATTTTTGCAACAGAGGAATGTTATGCCTAAAATTGAAGAAGTACAAAAATTTAGTATGATGATAGAGAATTTGTCATCAGAACTAGGGTTATCTAGGTTTGATACAATTCTCCATCATTGTGAGGAATCTGGTTTGGAAATAGAAATAGCTTCTACTTTGATTTCTTCTGCTCTTAAAAGTAAGATAACAGAAGAAGCAACAGAATCTAATCTAATCAAAAGAGGGTCACAACTGCCGTTATGACAGAGAATAGTGGGTTTGCAGCTTATATAATGTTCAATGCGATAAAGCAACATTTCACTTCAAAATATGATTATTTCAAATACAATGGTAAGGTTAAATTAACACAAGACCACTTTCTAAAAGATAAAGGTAAATACTCTTATTATAAACTATCAAGAAAATATGATATTGAGGATTTACGGGATTTCTATGTATCTAATTTTATAGATAGAGATATTAAATGGGTAGGTGAATTAACAAATGAAGAAGGTGAATCTGCCTTCCTTAAATGGAAGAAACGCAATCAAAGTCTTACATACCTTTTTACTGAAAATGTGGAATACCTTTTTGATAAGGTAGAAAAACCAGATAGGATTCTAGCAGTGAGGTCAGGTAACTTTCCTATACTATTATCATATACTATGGAAGGTGCAGTTAGTGTAGAGACTTTATGTATTCTTAATAACATTCTTAACTTCTTTCCTATGTGGGAGAAGAAGATAGATGATGATATTATTTTCCCTGTATGGAAAACAAAAGCAGAGAAATACACGCCATTTATTGATTTTGACAAGACTAAATACAAAAATATCCTTAAAGAACTAATGAAAAACTATGAGTAAAGATAAAATAGAATGTATCTATGTTGATATGGATGGAGTCATAGCCGACTTTAGAAAGAAATACATTGAGATATTTCATACTGACCCATTTGATTCTCATAAACATAAGAAGATGAGAGATAATTGGAATAAGTTTGTTGATGATGGTGAATTTGCAAACCTAGATTTAATGCCAGATGCAAAGATTGGTATCAATTTCCTTAACGGGTTGAATATTCCTATCAAAATTCTAAGTTCTACTGCAAATCAAAAACAGTATGCACATATCGTAGAACAAAAAGTTTCTTGGTTAAAAGACCATAAGATTAAATGGGAACATCATTTTGTTCCTGGTAAGAAATTCAAGAAAGACTATGCCAAGAAAGGTTATGTCTTGATTGATGACACCAAATCTACCATTGAAGAATGGGCTGATGAGGGTGGAATCGGTATATACCATACCGATTGGTTGACAACTATTGACATTCTAAAAACATACTTGACAAAGTGATTTTTTTATGATACAATACGTTTTCATTATGAGTAAGTGAACATTCCGTTAATAATCCGTTTATATTCCGTTAATAAGAGGTAATAAAATGAGTTCTTTTTCAAATCTAAAGCGTCAATCTGGTAATCTAGAAAAACTCACTAAGGCTATGGAAACTGTGTCTAGTGATTACGGTAATCGTAACGAAAACTACTGGAGACCAGAAACCGATAAGGCTGGTAATGGTATGGCAACATTCCGTTTTCTACCTGCACCTGCTGTTGATGGTGATGAGGCGCTTCCATGGGTTAAGGTATTCTCTCATGGATTCCAAGGACCGGGTGGATGGTTTATTGATAACTGTCTAACAACCAAAAACGAAGCGTGTCCTGTTTGTGAACATAATTCTACTCTGTGGAATTCTGGTATTGAAGCAAACAAGGATATAGTTCGTAAACAGAAACGTAAACTTAACTACATTGCTAATGTTTATATTATTTCTGACCCTAAACATCCAGAAAATGAAGGTCAGGTTAAACTGTTTAAGTTTGGTAAGAAAATCTATGACAAGATTACTGAAGCAATGAACCCTGCATTTGAAGATGAAGTTAAATTCAATCCATTTGATTTGTGGACTGGTGCTAACTTCAAACTGAAAATTCGTAAGGTAGATGGGTATCCAAACTATGATAAGTCAGAATTTGAATCTGTTTCTATGTTATCTAATGATGATGCAAAATTAGAAGCAATTTGGAAATCTGAACATTCTCTTTTGGAACTTGTTTCTGATAAAGAATTTAAGACTTATGAACAACTCAAGGCCCGTCTTGATAAAACATTGGGTCTGAATGGTTCACCAGTAAAAGCAAAAACTACTGTAGAACAGATTAGAGAATCTGCACCAAAGAAAATAGAAGATGATGCCCCTTGGGTAGATAATTCTACTATTGATGATGATGATGACCTGTCTTACTTCAAGAAGTTTGCAGATTTAGATGATTAATATCTAATACTAAAAACCCCGCTTCGGCGGGGTTTCTTTTTAATGTCGAGAATAATTAGCGGCAGCATTTTGTTTTAATTTATCATCTCTCACTTTTGTCGATTTCGCGTCGAGTAGTGAGGGTTTCCCACTACCCTTCATATTAATATTATTCACTCCACTACTGATAATACGTTCTTTATTACTATCAGTTGATGTTGCAACCGGTGTTGCTAAATCAGGAGTAGATGCAGGAGGAAGCAACATACTCAAATCACGATCAGTTCTTCCACGGGCGTCTTGTTCTCTGTTATACTCTGGGCGAAGGTCTTGTCCTCGTGGATTTATAGGTGTTACTGGAGCTTGTGGTATATTATTAGGGTCAGGTAATGTAAATTGCGGTGATTCACCAGAATCACCCCTACCTATTGCATCTAAAATCATTCTTCTAATACCAAGAGGTATGCCCATATTTTGAAGAATACTTTCCGGTGTCGCATCCTCTACAACATCTGGAAATCTATCTGAATTCATAAGGAATCTTTCTTGACGACTGATACCAAATCCAGATTGTTCTTTTGCTTTTAATGCACCTGTAATAGTTTCTAATATAGATTTTTGTAGTTGTTTTAATTCTTCTCTTTTTCTTTGGAAATCTTCACTTGATTCTGGTATTCTAATCATACCTTTCATTAATTGACTTAATTTCTTATAGTCGTTTTGTAATTTTGATCTTTCTTGTTCAGTTAAATCAATAGTCATGTTTCTGGATAATAATCCTTCATTACCCGGATCAGCAATTGCAAATTCCCTTCTTCCTCCAGCTCTTTGTCCTCCTGCTTTACTTTTATCTAAACTTTCAACATTTCTATCTGCTTCTATTAACTGTCTGGTATATTGAGTTCCTACTGCACCGGCAACTGCTGCACCACCAACTATAGCAGTAGGTCCAATCATTCGTGCTGCTCTCAGAGCAGTTAATGCGGTCTTAAGACCGTTCAAATTAGATAAAACAGTAGGTATCCAACCGGCGATTTTCATCGACCACTCTAATAGAGTTCCAAATTTATCTAATAAATTGGAAAATAATTTACCTATAACATTTTGAACAAAATCAAATAATTTCCTCAGAATTCCATGTGTACCAGGTTCTTCATAACTATCTTTTTTTGATATTTTTTTAAGAGCATCAACTAATTTCTTATGCCTTCTTTCATCTTCTTGTCGTTGTTCTAATTCAAAATTTCTTTTTATTTCATCATTCTTTTTTTCATATTCATATTTTTTTAACAAAAAACTATACATTTTGGCAATAATATCTGCATTGCCATCACCTTTTCTAACTGGTATAATACGTCCCGATGTACCTATAGAAGAATAATGTGGGTTCTTTTTACTTCTTCCCCTTACACTTTTCATAGTTCTATCAACAAGGGATGAGGCCAGTTTACTACCACCACCAAGAAAACCACCAATAGCAGATGAAGTAAATTTACCAGCTAAACCCAAACCCCTTCCCGCAATCTTACTGGCGCCACCTATAATAGCACCAGTAGCCCTTAATGCGGTAGGTACTGCACCTAGAATAATTCTATCAGCTAATGAATCATTACTATGTTCTCTAAGTAAATCTCGTAACATTTATGTGCTCTTTAATTTGATTATTCCAATAAAGCTGGTAAATCTGACAAACCATCATCATCAAAAACTGTATAATACTGACTATCATCAACATATATGTTGGTTTGTAATATATTAGTTGCAATATCTCTTTGTTGTGTTGTATCTGAAATCATATTAGGTATTGATGTTATTACACCACCTTCAGGTATCATCTTTTCTGGGTCTTGTAAAATATTATTTTTTCTTAACTCAAAATGTAAATGTGGATGACCTTTTGCCGCACCAGTATCACCTAATTCTGCAATTAACTGACCTCTATTAACTGTAGTTCCTTCTCCTACAGTAACTCTATTCAAGTGCATATATTTTGTTTCTGTGCCATCACTTCCCTGTAACACAATATATTTTCCAGCTCTGGTATTTTCCCTATCATCTACATGAACTACAGTACCAGAATGGGCCGCGTATATATCATCCCCAATCTTACCTGCATAATCTACACCCTGATGATAATGATGGAATTTGCCACCATATATTCTCCTATCATGAAGATGACCGTGAGGTGTTATTGTTTGTTTTGATACAGGTGAACCATACCCACCAGGTGATACCACACCAGGAGTTGTTGCAGGGGTTTGGGATAGTGTAGTTTTTCCATAATAACCCATGACTTTAGAAACATAAGCTTTTGTTTCCTTGAATGGTGGGATTTGTCTGCCATACTTCTGTACATTACCTTCACCAGCATTATACGCGGCAACTGCAAGTTGTGTATCATTATTAAATAACTTCAACAGGTATTTCAAATACTTTGCACCGGCTTTGATATTTTCTTCTGGGTCATATTCTTTACCAGAAGGAACTCCATATTGTTTAGCAGTATCAGGCATTAATTGCATAAGACCCATTGCACCTTTGGTGGATTTTGCGCCTGCATCAAATTGACTTTCAGCCTTAATAACCGACTTTATTAACTTAGGATCAACTTTTTCTTTTTGTGCTATGGCGGAAATCAAAGGGTCATATTTAGTTTCGTTAGGACCAGTCCCTATTAATCCACCAAACATATCTTTAACACCAGAAACGAAAGTATCAATATCGGGAGTTATATTAGTGATGTTTTTTAAATCATTCCCTATTCCATCAATTCTTTTCTTAAACCCATCAAATTGATCTTCAACACCACTGAACATAGCCATTACATCTGGTGAGAATAATAATCCAGCAGCACCCAATGCAATCATTCCCAAACCTTTGCGTGATTTCTTTTTATAACTATCTTTGGGACTGGTATACTCGCCACCTAATACGGCAATAAGTTCTGCGATTCTTCTTTCTTTTATTTTAACTATTTCTTTTTGGTATTTTAATTCTAGTTTTCTCTTTTTCTTCTGATGTTCCTCATCTTTTGTCATCAGAATATATAATTTAGCCAATAAATCAGATTCAGAATCTCCTTTTCTTGCGACAAAAGCAGCACCAGAACCAATATTACTAATAAATGGACTCTTACCGCCCAATTTATCAGAAGTACCCATCAGAAACTTTGCGGCTTCTGTTGAGTTACCTCCGTATTTTTCGACGAACATTTCTCCAATTCGTGCAAATGTTTCTTGGTCTACCATTTTTATTTCTTATTGGCCATTTGTTGTTTTATTTTTTCATTTTCTTCTTCAATATATTGAATTAATAATGTAACATATAATTCTCTTTCCCACGGAATCATATTTTCTAGTTCAGTAAGACTATACTTGTGATGTTGCATCATCGAAAAGTTAGTCTTATAATAATTTGCTAGGTTATCATGACGAAAAATTAGACGAAAAAACTTTCCAATCCCTCCACATTAATACTATGGTCATACCCACATTTACTGCATATCATTTGTACAGTTTTATTTAACTTTGGAAGGTTATCAAAGAAATCTTCAATCTTTGCAAACTGATCGTTATTGAGTTCTTCTACAAACCCCATTAATTCTTCTGGTGTTGTTTCGTTTGCATAATAGTATTGTTCTCCATCAAAGATATATTCAATAGAATCAACAATCATTTGAAATGCAATCTCTACAGATGTAGTCTTTTGTTTAATCTTTTCTATTGTAGAGAATTCTGGGTACTTTAATTTTATAGATATTTTATTAGTTAATTGAATAATATCAGACTGTTGTGGGTTCTTTTCCACCTGTAGTTCTAATAGGTTCAAACTAATAGACATTTTATTATTACATTCCTTATCATCTACCTTATTGGTACAGATGTAATTGTTCTCTACAACTTCTCCAACAGACCTTGCGCGTAATTGAATGAAGTAGTATTCTACATCAAGT